CCACATCTCCACTGAGATTAGTAGCCATCAGCTGAGAGTCAGTATCTACGGGCGTTGTAGAGGTGGCCGTGATAGTAGCCGCCATTGCATCAAGAGCTCTTGATTCATCTAGCTCATCTAACTCATTGTCAGGAAGTGTAGCCGCTATGTCTGCTTCAATACTTGGTCGTAATACATCACGAACATCATCTAATACCAATTCTAACTCTAATTGAAAGTCTTCAAGCTTAGACTTCAGCTGTATAGCTTCAGCTGATAGAGTCCATACACTTGTATCCCGATTTAAATAATCTGAACCATATCGTATGTTTCTCAACTTTGATTCAAGTTTCATAAGTTCATCATACAGTTCTTGTGCTTTACCTAATTCCATTATGCACGCTCCTTCCAAGTAGTATAAGCTTCTATCAGTTTATCATCCATCATGTATTGATGTTGCATCATAATGAACTCTAAGTCATATAGGTATTCATTCAGAGTTTGTTTCTTTTTCTTACTTTGTGCAACTAAGTATTTAAATGCAGTCATTGTTTTCATTAATTATCCTCTCAGTGGATGATCGTGCGGCACTCTAAATCCCTCTAGAGATTTCTCATAGACATTGTAAGCTTCAATAGTCTTTAAAGGATACGACTCTTTGTTCAGCTCTATATCGCTTATAAGTTCATCAAATGGTTTCAAGCCACTGGAATAGTTCATTCCAAGAAACTCACATTCTTTATCTAAAATAGTCATTGCAGCTTTAATATTCATTTTTCACCTACTCTCTCATTTCTATATAACCATTATAACACTACTAGGAAGCAATGTCAAGTCTTTTCTAACATTATTTCAATAATTTCATAATCTTTACGACATCATAAGTACCTGATGCACACCAAGAGCGAAACGCAGAGCATTCCTTACCTGTAGTAGCACAATCATCGTAGTTAGGACATGTAGTACAGGGTAGTACCATCTTATTCTCTGGGCCGGGTATAGATTCTACCTCTGAGGCATACTCTCCTGCAATACCTCTACCCATATAGTTCTCAGAATCAACCCAAATGTTCATATTCATATTTTAAACCTTATTATCTCATTACAAAGCTATTATAACATAGCTCAGAGATAGTGTCAAGGGCTTTATGCTAAATAAATGAAAATAATTGATTATTCTGAGGTTTTCTGAGATATTCTGCGTGTATGTGAAAATAAAACTGATAAGTAACAGACACTAATCACATCAACTCTATGTTTATTTTAACCTTTTTAATTATATTCCGCAAAGTGGGGAATAGTGGGAATAACAGAGTAAGCACTAACATTAGTCTAGTATTCATAGCCTTGGTACTCCTCAATAACCTTACCACTGACGCTATCCTCCCTGTATACATCACAATATCCACAGTCATTACAACTTATGATATGACCACTCTCATCATCATTGAATTCTTCATTATGGCAGTTCTCTGAACCGCACTCAGTACAACGATATTCACCTGACATGCTACTCATGTTACTTCTCCTTCTTCAAATTCTTCTGTTAAAAAATCATCAATAAGACTTGCTACATCATTGCTATGAACGTCAACATTAATCTCATTGTCGTCTTCATCAAATGCTACTAACTTCCACGATACAATTTTCATGCTTCCTCCTCCATATCAGAACAGTCTAAACTTTCGGTTATAATCATGCGCGCCTTTTTAGCTTCGTTTTCTTGTTCATCAAGCATAGCCTCAATTATTTTAGGTGAATGACCCATCTCAGCTAGACTTTCCCATGTATATTTACTCATGTTACTTCTCCTTGTGTATAAGTGTTTTCAGCCCGCGAACTCGATTATTCTTGGAGATATTACTCAAGAGAAAAAGTCCTCTAAAGATCCTTGTGTGCCATAACTTTTATCCACTAACCAACCTATGGTGGATACAATCACATTCAAGGGATCAATGAATGACTTCTCAAACTGTGTATCATAGTCAACCATCTTGTGTAAGTCTAGCTCTTTGGGTAGTTTTGTGATAAATGAGAACGCACTACATTGATATAGATTAGGTTGTTTTAGATTGATAAACTTAATCTTATCACCTTCTTGTATGTAAGGATACTTACGACCTAGTTTATTCTTTCTGATAAGATGATTGTATAGTATGGCACCCTTACAATGTATAGGAGCACCTTTTGCAAACATTTGATTTGCGTTACTAAACTTATCTAGTCCATTGACTGATCGTGGATATGCAATCTCCTCTGGAGAAAGGTTCATAAAATCCTCTCGGAATGTTTGTATGAATGTATTGAGTTCTTTCTCGTTCCCATTCATAATGATACTGAGAGCCTCTCTAAGTTTTGCACGAACAGGTGCAGGAGTAGATGACTTTACAACCTCTAATCCCATTACTTTGAGTTTAGCCTGTTTATATTGCACACCCTCACTATTATGCACATTCAGCACATAACGCTTCTTAGCAGTCCATATACCCTTGTCAGCGATGACTTCTCGGGCCATCTGCATCTTTTGTTCGTATGAATTTACATATTGATGCAAGTCCGTATAACACTTGTCCATAAATGGTTCAATTTTATCTCGAGCCACAGAGTCAAGGAAGGACACAATTTTTTCAGTCTTTTCTCCGTCTGGATAGACCTTATTAACAAGTTCGTCAAAAACAACGTACACCGAGTCCGTATCACTTGCAATAACGTAGTCTTTGTTATCAGTCTTAAGCAACTTATTAAGATATTGATTAACAGCACGCTCAATCCAACGAATAGCAAGCTGACCACTTGTAGTAATTGCTTCAGCAACCAGAAGGTCATAGTAGCGAAAGTATGCATTCCCGATTGCACCATAGACACTGTTAAGTGATATCTTCTTGGCCATCTGAATGTTGTTATACTTTGATATATCTTTGAGTAGTTTGGGGTCTTTAGTGTTTTCATAATCTTGTTGTGCCTCTAACATAAGTTTTTTGAATTTTGACCTATCATTATACATGGACTGCATAAGTTCTGGAAGGAAGCCCTGTTTGTTTGTCTTAAACAAAGCACCATTTGGTGTCAGTGTTACTCCTTTGAGAATAGAAGTATCCACTTCTTTGTTGAGTAGTTTATCTACAGACATGTTTGGAACTTTTTCTTGTGCAACGAGAGTTTCAGTAGATATGTTGTATTGCATAATTAAATGTGGATACAATGAGTTAAGGTCAAATGACATAACCCATTTGTGCATACCGACCTGTGGGTCTTTTACATACGCCCCTTCAAACTTTTCTGCTTTAGAATTGTGTTTCTTTTGTGAAATGACAATATTCTTTTCACGCAGATAGTTGTAAATGAGAATATCCCAATACTTGGTAGAACCTAGTACATCCATGTAGTTGACCTTTGCATCATAAGCCATAGTCAAACATAGTTCAATGAGTTTCATCTTGTCTTCAAGTCGATCAACGATTTCTACATCCATGATGTTGTATTCGATAAACGACTGAAAGTCTTTTTGATACCACTCACTAAATGTTTCATAAGGATTGCCGTCCTTACGATCACCTAGTTCAACAAATGCAATGTGGTCAAGTCGATATGACTCTTGTGCAGTATAGGTAAACTTACGATAGAGGTCAAAGTAGTCTAAGTGAGAAACACCCTGTATATCAAATACCTGATGCTTACGACCCATCTTGAACACTTCTCTTGAGAATACACTTCTCCAAGGCGATAGTCGTTTGACCTCATCTTCTCCACACAACTTTTCAATACGATTGCATAGATAAGGAATATCAAAGAACTCTGTGTTCCAACCTGTAATGATATCAGGTTGATGGCTTTCCCAGAATGAAAGGAACTCTTTGATTAGATGTAGTTCATCACTACATTCAACATAGGTCACATCATCTCGGTCATTCTGGAATTTACCTACACCCCAAACAACAAACTTTTTACTCTGGTGGTTTTTTACTGTGATGGATAGAAGTGGTTCTACAGCTTCTTCTGGACTTGGAAATCCATTCTCACATTCAACTTCAATATCAATTGTGACAATAAGTATCTGTTCAACATCATAGTTTATTCTGTTGGGATACTCATCAGCAATATAGTTATAGGAATACATGGTACTACCATGAACCAATTCTGGTTGGTTCTTGTAGTTTTCAACCCACTCTTTTGCTTCTTTGATTGTATTGTGTTGGATAGGTGTTACATACTGTCCTTTTAGTGTTTTCCACTCTGTAGGAGAATTGACAGGAGCATAAAGTGTTGGCGAATATCTGACTTTACGACAGACACGTTCGCCATTTACTACTTCACGCAACAGTAGGGAATTACCCCATTGAAGAATATTTGTATAGAATTTCATTATGTAATAATACCACCTTTAGGGGTAAATGTCAAGAGTATGTGTGTAATTTCATTTTTTATTTTTGTTAAAATTTCTTCGTTCACCTGTAGGAATATTTCCAGTTAAATTCATAAGATAACTATCTACGATAGCCATAGATCGGTGACATAACT